CTTTACGAAGTTCAGAATTCCAAACATTGATAGTTTTTTCTTCTGTTTCAACATCTGCAATTTCTTTACCAACAGAAAGAAGAGCAATTGCATTAGCAATATTGAAACCAGGAAGATAACGCTTCTCACCAGTTTCTTTACCATCTTTCTTAACCATGTAGTAATTCTTACCGCCTTTAGCAGTACCAGAAGTTACATAAATAGTTTGGCGTACAGAACGACCAGTAGCATCAGTGAAAGTAAGATTAACACTGATAGCACCAGATGCTGCAGTATCAAAATATGCCATGTCAATTGCCATTGCATATGCATCAGTATCTAGTGGACCGTTACCACCTAATACGTCATTTTCTTCTTCAATTGATGAGTCGGTTTTTAAGTTTTCTAACATTTTAATTTACCTGTGTTATTTATTAAGAGTAGTAATCGTGTAACTTATCGATTACATGTTGAACGTCATTATCAATGAATGTTTCTTTAGCAGTCCACATACCTAGACTACTTCGAATACGTTCATTAACAGTTTTTTTAGTTAAACGAGTTTGGAAAACATACTTAAAGCCAAGCATTTCTTCTTCTTCTGTAATATTTAACAGATCAGATTCACACTCTTCTAAGGCTTTAAGTGATACTTTCTTGGTAGATATAACAGTACTGAAGAAACTTTCAATACCAGTATTCATTAATGAACCTTTAACTTTAACGATAGTCTCGCTAATCATATCTTCATTAATGACATCCATTGTATGTGCCAGGAAAATAACATTTTTTGTAGACTTAGCTACATACTGACTCATCAATGTTTTAAAGAACTGAGCATATTGTCCCCAAGCCTGCATTGTATTGCTGGAGTTGAGAACATATACACTTTCATACATGTCCATCATATATGTTGCAGTATCTACAACAATAGTATGAATATCTGGCATGTTTTCAGCTTCAGAAAAAGCTTGATAAATATCCATCGGATCAGTAATGGTTAGTTCTTTAAACTTACTTTTGAAAGGTAGCTTCTTATTGTTTTCACAATTAAGATAAATTACACCTTCAGGATTTTTGATACCTCGTAAGGCTGCACTCTTTCCCGTTGCAGACTTTCCACTTATAAGTACCAAATTATCATTCTCGACTATTGCAGTCATAGCTACCTCTCTAGTTACTGTTTAAGTCACGTTTAGTTACAGCTTTAACAACTGAAACCATAATCGTATTACTAATTTCATCTTCTGGTAAAGGATCTTTCAATTTACCATTGAAGCTTAAAATAGCATTACGCACACCTTCTACTGATTCACCATTATCAACCAATGCCAGAGCATATCTGATTATTTGGTTAGAACGATTGCCAGTAGTGGTATTCAGATAGAACCAACGTTCCATATTATTTAAGGAATTGTTGTCCAATATTTTTTGTGACTGCTCTTCTTCCTTTTTAGTTTGTGGAATGAATAACATTGCATCCAACAAATCACCATCCTGGTATTCAACAGTACCATTAGGATAAGTTTCCCATTTACGTGCACAATCTTTAGTAGACTCATCAGTATCAAAGGGTAACCAGTTAAATACATTCACCATGAATTTAGAATAGCTAGTTGCGTCTAACTTAACGATATGACTTAATGGGAAAATAATTCTGAATCGATTTTCCTGAGGCGTATGTCGTTTAGTTGTAGCAAAGAAAGCTTTATAACCTTTCAATAACATTTTAGCTGTACTTAAACTTACACCTTCATCAATATCAATAATAGCAAGATTAAAACCTTGGATTAAATTAATACTGTTACGATGCTTGTCTTTAAAGTGATGAGCTGCGTAATGGTAACCATTTAGAGTTGTTAAACGATCTAACTGATCAAATGGTGCATACTCAGGTTCAAAACCCTGAGCAATATCATTACTGTAAGAAACTATCATCTTACTAGTGTCAGTCTCTTCCATTGACTCACCTTCAAGGAACTCAATACCATCCATATAAGAACGTTTAATAATAATATTGTTTTTATATCCCCAGGCTGTAGCTAAAGACATCATATCTCGTTGTTGAGATGTTGTGCCTTTGAAGAAATTTAAATCTTCAATTAAATCTACATTAGTGAGCTCACGATTAGCATTAGCAATATACTTAGCCAACTTAACGTAAGGACGTTCACGAGTCATAATACGATTAAAGGCTTCACCAGATTCTTCTGCTAACTTTATTGCAGGATACAAGTGCTCTTCTTTAACTTCATGGCTCCCATCAATAAATGCATAAGCACCAGCTAATTTTAAAGCTTTGTAGTATCGATGAGATAACTCAGCCTTAAGAATTTCATCATGTTCCTTTAAAGCATCAGCTTTTCTATCACATTGAATTTTGTATTCAATATAAATAAGGCTTACATCTTTAGTTAAAGTTAATTCAGTATTAAAGTTAACAGGATCTGCTAATACAGCTAACTTATTAGATAAGTCAGTTAAATATTGGGCAGAAGATGTATCAGTCATCATATCGTAGACTTCTTCAGCAGTTAAACCTGCATCAGTATTTGGCTTACGATGATAACCAAAGAAGCAACGTCTGGCATAGCCAGTTTCCAACATAGCAAGGAATTCTTCTTCAGTCTTACCACTGTTTAATAGTTTACTTGGAGTACCAAATAATAATAAGTTAGTGGGTGTACGACCTTCAATTTCTTCACTGCGTTTATTTTCAGCTGTGTTCTTAGTCAGTTTTTGTTTTACTTTACCAACATCAAACAATTCTAAGAATGTGCCCAGTACTTCAAGATTACCCATCAGATTAGATCCGACTTCATCCATTTCAAAGTTAACTGAGCCAGCATTAGCCATTAACAGTTTGGTTCGCATTTGTTTAACAGCAGCAGTTGTAGCACTATCAAATGAAAAAGCTAAGTTACCTTGTAACTCAAATTCTCGATTTACTTTCTCGAGAGCGTCTTCTTCATCAATATCATCACGAACAGCTCTTTTGACTGCTAACTTATGCAAGTTAATTTGACTAATTGAAGGGAATGTCTCATCAAGGAAACGATCTCTAAACTGGTTAATAACCTGTTCTTCAATAATATTAGTTGAAAAACCTTTACCACTACCAGATGTAGATAGATTAAGAGCGTACAAACTAACAGGAATAGTTCCACGATCATGTGTCTTAATACCTGTACGCATCATAGATGCTACTTTAGCGAAGTAATAAGCAGACAATACACGGAAGAACAATGGATTCTTATTTTGAGTCTTCTTCATGAGAATACTTACCAGTTTCTCTGAAGCATCAAAATGTTTTATTGTACTTAAATCTTTCATTACTCCTCCGTACTAGTTAATGATTGTATTGGAGTACCTGTAGGTAGTGAATTACGATCTACTTTTTTATTAAAAATACTGGCATACGAAGTTCTGCTTTTATCTAAATTTAGGGCAGCATTCATATGTACTTTAAATTCTTCCTGGGAGCTGCAAGATAAACCATTTGATAACTTGGTTCGATCTGTGTAAATCCAAGCAGCGTATTCTTCATTAATGAAGTCATACATATGCTGAGTAAATTTAGTAGTATCAGTTTTTTTACGAGGTAATACAGGTCCTGTCTTTTTTTCCTCTTCCCCAAAGAGGTAATTGTAACTGTCCATTACAATCTGTGGTAAGTGTGGGATTATGGTTGTTACTGCGGTCTTAGTAATTAAACTTAACATGGATGATCCTTTTAACTTTATAAGAGTCCCCCCTTATATGATTAGTAAACCGGATTCAATTAAATCCTTAGCCTGGTCACACAGACCAATTACGTCACAATATTTACAACGAACAACTTCACCTTTAATTTCTTTAATGACACCTACGTTACCGTCATCTTGAAGACGATTATAAGCATCTGCTGAATTAGTAAAGTTCTTCGTAGAGCGGGTAGTTTTAGCAGGATCTTTATAATACTTAAAGACTGCATCTTTCTGCCATAACTCTTCTGGTGTACATTGTGGTAACTGTTCCTGCGGAGCATTCTCAAGTAACTCAACTTTGTTAAGAATACCTTTAACAAAAGCTTCAGTTTCTGGAATACTCATCAAATTAAGCTTTAACGGTTGTAACCGTTTTTTAGGATAATCCTTTTCCTGTAATGACTTAACTTTCGACCAATCGGTAAAGATAAATTGGATAGTCATTATATCAGATTTTACCTTGTCTGGGTGTAACCATCGGTAAATAGATCCCTGTTGCATATACTTTTCATTATGCGAACCGCTGATAAAACTATACGTACCGGTAGATTTGAAATCTTCAAGGCCACCTTCAGCACAGAAATCAAATTTACCTGATACTTTAAATTTACCAACCTGCTTAGTACCACGAATTTCCATGTATATAACTATGGAATCTGGTTTAATTTCTGAGTCTTCAGGGTTAATTAAAACTCGTTCAGCAATAGCTGGTGGAAAGTTTAAATCAGTAAGCGCCTGCTTATAGTTATTTTTCCATGAGCGTTCAATTGAGTCATGTAATGCGGTACCCATACGAGAAGGTATCATAGACTCAACATCACCTACTTTAAGTAAGTCACGGTTCTGACGAGCAAGCACTATCGCTCTGATTGGTTTAAGTAGTGATGTTGCGCTAATAACATCTGGGTCATCTGAATGATCATAGTCATCAGTAGCTAACCAAACTGCAAGTGATAGAGGTATACCCCCGGCATTGGTAAATTTCATGATGCACCTTTATCAGTTGCTAACATTGACTGAATATCAGTAGACTTAGTTAATTCGGCAAAAGCTTCTTCACCATAGTCTTCACGCAGAGCACCAAGCATGTTTTCACGGTAACGCTTATTCTCTGCAGCAGTAACAGCCATAGTACAAGTTTCGTCATGTTTAAGTAGACGGTCATAACCACTAATATCTACTTTAGTAATAATCCATTTAAGTGGGTAATCACAATTGGTTTCAATAGCTGGTACACTATCTAACTTAACTACTTTAACAACTTTAAATTCTTCTTTAACTTGTACAACTACAAAGTCACCAATTGCTAAAGGTAAATTTGTTTTATAAGTGTACTCTTTGTTACCATGATTAGGATGTTCACTATAAAAGCGTACTTTAACAGTAGGTACATTTTGTAATAGAGTTACTAAGTCTTTCATTATTCCTCTCCAGGTAATTCAAGTGAGTGCCCGTATGGGCACCATTCAGGTACTTCTGTAGGATAGTCACCACCATCATCATAATGGTGCCTTATGATTGTAAATAATTTTGTATTTAAAGGATTTCTACAATAGTGATTATTATTATTTAATACATCTGATATATCAGAATTAGGGCATATTAAACATTTGCTTTTATCCATTTGGATTAATAGCTTGCTTTAAATTAGTAATTATTGCTGAACTTAATTCTGCCTGAATAGTATCTATTTCTTGTCGTATTGTTGCACGTATTTCAGAATTAGCTTTAGCTCGAGCTTCTCTAAATTTTCTTTCTACAATACGATCCAGGGCTTCTTCATTAACTTTATCAATTTTAGTTATTAATAATTCAGCAAGTTTTAATTCCGGGTTATCCTTAAGAATATCTACTATATTTTGGCTCGATAGATTATCAATTTTTTTATAAGTAGCTTGTACTAATATCTCAGTTATTTGATCTCTACCTAAGCCGTTAATAGCACCTTCTACGAGTTCTTTAATTTCTTTACGTAGATTTGCATCTTCTTTAACGCTTAATGCTATGCGAATCATCTGTTTCCCCTTTATATTTATTAGCTAATATTTTCACAAGACGTACAACATCATCGATTTCAAAACCACTGCGAGAATCCATATCAAGTGTAGCTGCAATATCACGAATTCCTCTTTCCCATCGGTCTTTACGAACTACAGCACCATCTGTTCTGAATTCATAATCAGCTGGATCTTTACCTTTAAATTCATCTTTCCTTAGGTCATCTTCAGTAACTTTACGCATTGAATAGCTCCTGTATTTCGTCCTCAGTGGATTTATTAGGAATAGTAGTGCTATCGGCCCAAGTAGGGTAGAAAACGTCTACTTCGCCTCCCAGCTTCACTGTGGGATGCTTAATATCAGGTAAATCCTGCCATTCCATACATTCAACCAGGTTATCATTAAACCATTTCATTACTTTCAGGTCCTCTCGGATCAGAAAATACTGTGCATCATGTATATGGGACATGGGGAGGACATCATATTTAAACTCAGAAGCCATTAAGCGTTCATTGAATTCAATAGCAGCCCGGTTATTCAGCATTCCGTAACTCTGACCATGAGCATTACCCATAGTCCTGCCTTCAGCCTGTGCCTCGTAGGGAGTACTTTTCTTACCAATGATAGTTTGACCTAAGATCGGTGTACGGACTCTCAGACCGAATGCTACGGTTGTGTAACCTACTTTTGAAGCTGTCTCTATCTTGTCCTGTACCCAGGCATCAGATACGTGATACAGCTCATGATAATTAGCTTCAATACTTAATGCTTCATCCTGGGATAAACCAACATTATTCATTAAGCCTTTATAAGTACCACCGTATGTAAGCAAGAACGTAGGTTCTTTAGATTTTTGACGTAAATGCTTATATTTAGTGGAGATTGAGTTGATACTGGAAACTGTATCTTGAATGTCCGGCATTTGCCCTCCAAAATAGGAGTATGCACGTAGACAGTGGCCATCATAACCATCAGTATAAACTTTTAATTTGTTAGGATCTTTAGTAGTAAGTGCTGATATTCGGTCTTCTAATGAAGCAAAGTCAGCACCAACCATTATCCACCCTGGTGGAGCTACAAAACACTTTTTAATTAACTTGGCGTATTTTGAGCTACTAGGTATATTTTGCATATTAGGTTTAGAAGAACTGAGTCTACCCGAAACAGTTCCACCTAAGTTGAAGTTACCATGAAGATAAATATATCCATTATCTTTTTTAACAGCCCGTTCTTGGAACGGCTTAATGAATGTATTTAAGATGATACTTACTTTAGCAATATTAATTAATGCCTGGAGTACCTTCGCTTGTTCAATAGCTTCTTCTCTTTTCATAGTAAACCTTAAATATTTTTAGCGAAGGTCTTAATAAAATCTTGCACATCTTCAATACCAGCAAAAGATGTTTGTAGCATAAAGTCATTTTCTAACTTTAAATTGAATTCACGTACAGCAGTACGTAGGTCTGATACAGGTTTAATAAGCCAGTTCTTTCTATTTATAACTGACTTATTAAATACTGCTTCTAATTTGCCTACTGGATTCAGCTTAACAGTGTATTCACCATCTCGGTAAGCTTTAGATAACATAGCTTTAACTTTTTTAGTTGTAAGGAGTGTATCATCATCAAATTTAAGACTTAAATTAGCACTATCCTGGTGCCAGTTACGAGATAAAACAATCTCAGCTTTAAATTCTTTTAGTGTTTTACCGAATTTTTTAGTAAGGTTTTTTATTGCAGCTTCACAGATAAGTTTTGATACCAATATGCGCTGTTCTTTATTCATTTTAGCCATTTAATTCTTCCTCGGTTATGTTGTATTCATTAATTAATTTATTTAATATTTTCTTGAGAGTTTTAGCACCGGTAGCAGGTTGTCCTGTATCGGTTGTATCAATAATGTCTGCACCAATGGTTTTATAAACTAGTTCTTGAGTCTGCTTAACAGATGCTGGATTGTACTTAGTTTTAAAATCCGTAATTGGACGTACTTTTTGTTTGAGTTTTGCATTAGCAGATATCATTTCTGCTAATTGTAATTTCCACTCAAGTTCTTTTATTAATGGACTAGCTGCTAAGAAATCATAATTCTCCTGAAGAATAGCTTGTAGTTCCTTCTCAGTAGTTATGATCTGTGCTTTATCCATTGGCATACCAATTAATTCCATATGAGTTATTACTCTCATACTTGGAATCATAATAGTATTGTAAATTTCTAATTGATCATCCTGAACCATAATAGGATAATTTTTATTGTGTACGTACCAGGTAGATAGACAATCTACTAAGTTATATTCCAATAACTCAGGTAAAGGTATCAGATTAATATCTTCAATGTCGTCTTGTGCGTAATTACCAGCAAATTCAAATGCATTATGCTTTAAGCTTAAGTTATTACCTGCAGTAGAGTTAGTAGCAAGATAAGTTATCAGTTTAGTGTCATCTATAAGACGATACATAACATCTAATCCATGTATTA